AAGTTTGTCAGCGGCAGTCGAAAACTCACCGTCAGCATCAGATTTACCCAGTTCAGTCATGCTTTCTTCAAACACCTTATCGGCAGCTTTGAGGGCTTGCATTACTGTTTCTTCAGCTTCAAACTTGCTAACCAATGATTTGGCTACTTCAAGGTCGAAGTGTGGAAGTTCTGCTTCTGCTTTCTTAACCAAGATAGCGTCTGCTTTAGCAACTTCTGCTTCTTCCAGAGCCTTAAGGATAGGCGCAGGAATATCAGCTTTGTTGATTTGTTCGTCACCGTAAGTCACATACTCAGGCTCAACCATTTTCTCAATGGCATCTGCTTTAACGATGTAACCAGCTTCTTCTAGGGCTTTGCTAAGGCGGTCAGCCTCTGCTTTAACTAGGTCTAGTTCAGCTTTAATGGTATCTACCTCATCCAATGGACCTTGGAAGTCTTTCTTCATATCCATGTCGTAGGCTTTCATAGCTTCGTCCTCGGACATACCTTTGTCCATATAAGGCTTCAGCTTAGCTTTCATGTCATCAGACATTTTTTCTACTTCATTCTCCATAGTTTCTCCCTCGGAGTTGTCCCGCTTATACAGAGAGACCATTGCTTGTTTGTTAGCTGGACGATCAACCAAGGACAGTTCATCTAACTCAAGTTGTTTAAGTAAATTAGGCATCATAAGATTCCTTGGTTGCACGACCACCTATTGAGAAGGCCGCAAGTTCACCAGATTTGACCTTATCCCAAACGTCATCATTGTAGACTTTAAACGCTACAACCCAACCTTCTCGGTCACTCTGGATGCCAAGGGATTCACCAATCTCTTTAGTGATAGGCATGGAATGGATAACCGCCCCAATCTGATCCCCTTTGTGCATTTCTTTGCCGACACGTACATGTTCCATGAAGTTGTTCACGGCTTTAACAAGTGTGTCTGGTTCAATAATATCTCCTTGGCGATCAATAACAGGTTCGCCTTTTTCGGTAACGACTGATGCCCAACCATAAACGAGACGCTGTTCTTCGTCGGCTTTGAGTATCTGTCCTTCAATGTTTGTTTTTGTAAGTTCTGACACCGAGGCTCCTCCCTCCCACATTCTACAGGACCAGTATCCTGCCGTTGTTTTGTCCTTCTTTGTGTCGCACGAATGTCTTGAACGGAAGTTGGCCCTAGCTTTCGGGTCATCCCTGCGTATCTCCATGTTGGGGTCACCGAATGCCACACGCTTGATCTTTCCTCCGCTTTGTACGAACACTTCAAACTTCTTATTGCCACCCTGTATTCTCCGGGGCTTATTCAGTGTGACCTTCTCCCCTTGATACTCAGCCATTATACACTCCTACAGCGGAGTATGACGGCCCGTTGGATAGTGGTCGCTATACTTGTGGTAATGGTGCAGACAAAGGTATAATCTCTTCCATCTACTCCGCCACCTATATAAATAATTGCGTTATTTCCCGACAAGGCTTGCTGTATGTTCTGTATACTGTCAACTATGGCACTACTACTTGCAGTAGTTAAGTCCTGACCAGCAGCTAATACAGTCTCGGCAGGGTTAGCATTAGACCTTACAGACCAGACTACTGTACTAATGGTAAACCCAGAAACAATATCAGACCAATCAATACTGTAGTCTAGCAGTTCGTCTGGGTCTTTGTTGGGCCAAACTAGGCTCATATCTTACGTTCCTCTTATGCAGCTAGGTTTTGAGTAGACTTTAGTGGCTTAACTTGTCTAGGGGTACTAAACGCAGGTCTAACAGTCCTGTTAGCAGGGAACCCAGCATGTTGTGACCTCTTTGTGTTATACAAGTGCTTTATGGCCTCAAAATCGAAATGTATGCCTGTAGCTGTAAGTGTCCCTATCGAAGCGGTTAAAGTGTAGCTAGAGAAGAATACTGTAGCTGCAACACCAATATCACCAAGGATTAAGGTCCCAGAAACACTAGGTATAAGCGTTGAAGCAGCTACACCAAGTCTACCTACCGTCAGGACACCCTCTATTCCACTAGGGAACACATTAGCATCACCAGTAACGGTAAGGGATAAGTTTTCGCTTTGTGTAACCTCTACACCACTTGGGGCAGTGTTAGCATTAGCGGCAAAAGTTAAGTTGCCTAAGCCAAGGGTAGCAAGTCTAGTAGTACAAGTAGCGTTAGAAGTTGCTAGGGTTGCAATACTGCCCAGACTTGCAGATATAAGAATACTGTCAGCAGAGGATATAATTTCAGTTGTCTGAGGTTCTATACCCGCAAGGTTTTCAGATAATGTAACTAGCTGAGAATCTACAGTTAGTGTATTTAATGATCTTAGGGTAGGAGTACCCAAACTTAGAGGTGCGTCAAAACCGCCTACAGGTTGGTCAACAGCTATAGGAGCATCTAAAGCACCAAGAGATAGCGTAAAGTCAAAGTCTGTCTGTGTAGGGCCAGCAGTAGGTGAACGAGAAGCGTAGGGGTATATTACATCATTAGCAGGTTGATTAGGTTCTGCTACAAGTTCTACCCTAGACGTGCTCAAGTACCATTGTGGGTCAGGCAGTCCTACAGTACCAATATCAAAACCATCTACAAAAGATGTTATTGAGGGAGTTATGCCTAAGTTAGAATTAAGGGTACCTTCAACCCCAGACAGTTCCTTGCTTATATTAGCTTGGATTGTTCCTAGTGAGGAGGTGACTAAAAGCGTATGTTCTTGCGAAACAGGGGTGCCATCAGGGAAATTAGAAGCGGTAATCTGGGGCTGCAATCGGAACCCGTAGGAAACCCAAGCTGCTCCTCGTTCGTCATTTGTCTTATCAGTACCAAAAGAGTTACTTTGAGTAGTTCCAACAAGGAAACCCTTGTCCGAATCGTATTTCTGTAGTAAGTAGTGTTTATTTTCGTTAGGCCACTGTATCTCACCAACTTGACCATCAATAAGGCTTTCACCAAAGTAAGTATCAGTATCAGACGGGTCGTAAGTGTTTATTGGCCTTACTTGACCTATAATAACATTAAACAGGTTAGGGTCAGAAGCAGGAAAAGTAAGGGTAGCTAAGAGAGGGTCATCAATAGTGCTAATAGTTGCAGCATTGTTAACTATAGTCTCAGAGGGTAAGTGGTTAAGGTTTACCGTAACAGGTTTGGATACAGCATCATAACCAAGGGAACTTTCATAGGTGGAAGGGTAAGTGTAGTCACCGTTAACTAAAGGAACCCATGAGGACTGAGATACTACTGGGCCAGAGTTAAACTCGGTGGTAAACTTAGTCTGTATAGATAGTGCTTTATCACCAGCTACCGATTCATCCCAAATTGGGCCAGTTGTAATACTATCTGCGTTTTCCTCACCAAGAGGTATCTGAGGTCGCATACCCAGAATAAAAGCGTTCGTCCAAGTGTAGTAAGGGTATTCGTTATTCCTTACAACCCCTATACCGTCACCGTCTGGGTCATAAAAGTAAACAGTCTCAGGTTTTCTAGTAGCCTGATCAGATATAGTAGCGTCAGTAGATAAGGTTACTGCCGTAGATAAGGTTACAGTAGTAGAAACCCCTGTAATACCTGCTAGAACTACTTCTCTGACGGCTCCAGAGCCACCTAATGTAGAAGCTGCTATGGGGGCAAAACCTAGCATTTAATTAAATTCCCACTTGTTTAATGTCCTAAGAACTGTAGGTATATACATCATCATTACTATAGTTTATAGCATACACTTTACTTCCGTCACTTTTTATTGCTAAACAGGAGGGATCAGCGTTAATTGACTTAAAGACGCCGTTGTAAGAAGCCGTGGAGATATCAAATCCAGTACTTAGGTCGTATTCAAAAACTTTATCTGTTGTTCCACAAATGTACATTTTAGTACCATCATTATTAAACACCATACCTAGAGGGGTGCTTTCCTGCGAAGATACGCTAAAATTGGCAGTACTGGAAGAAGCTGTAGAAACATCAAACCCAGTAGTCAGAGGGTATTCATAAACTTTATCGGTAGATGCCCCTAGCATAAACATTTTAGTACCGTCGTTATTAAATGCTACAGTGGTTACGACACTATCTGGCGGGTTCAAGTCGAAATTGGAGTTATAGGATGCGGTACTTATGTCCCAAGCAGTACTTAGAGAAAACTCCCAAACCCGATCAGTACCACTCCCAGTAATATACATCTTGGTTCCATCTGGATTGAAGATTGCACATCTACAAAAACTTTCGGTAGTATCGGCGTAGTGAGAAAAACTTACATTATCATATGTTGCCGTACTCACTTGCCAAGCAGTTGACAGGCTATATTGATAGACAGAATTACTATACCCCGCCGCATACATTTTGGTTCCATCTGGCTTGAATACGACAGATTGTGTGTCCGGATCCTGTGCGGTGAAGCTAAAAGTGTCATTGTCATCAGAAAGGTTAGCAATATCAGGGTTGGTATAGAAAATAAGACTATATACTGTAGACCTAGAGGTTGAGTGTATCCCGTCTGATGCCCTATATCTTAAAGTGAAACTACCCTCATTAGACGTATTTGTTGATGGCGTTATAGTAAAGGCATTGTTACTTTGACTAATAGTTGCCTGTGCCTGATTTGATGGGTTAGTGTCATACGAGTATTCAATAGGAAACCCCTCTGGATCAGATGCAACAACCGTCTGTACCGTTGCGGTGCCGTCTTGTGCTAAAGCCTCAGTTTCTGGTGGTTCTGTTGTCCAATCGGGTGTGGCGTTTGTATCTGTGTAGAACCTGTCCCACTCTGTACCATCATATATGTAGAGAGACTTAGTGTCTTGTACCCAAGCTAGGTCTGTCTCATTAGGGGACGCAGGAAGACCTGCATAGTTACCTACGCTTGTAATCCCGCCAGAAGGGGATGCAGGAGACCAAGAACTAGTACCTGAGTCCCAAGATAGTGTTTGACCGCCAGCGGGTACGGTAGAGGACACATTATCTAAATCAGCTAAGTTTTGCACTACATCTTCTGCTAACATGGTTAAGAAGCATACCGCACCAGAACCTAAGTTAATAGCTGAGTTGTCACTTTCAGAAGATGAGCTAGGAGACCTAGCCATAGTATAAGTACTACCAGTTAGCCCTATAGTACCTGTACCTGACTCATAGTTAGTTCCGCTTTCTATTGTATATCTTACAACGTCAGAATCGACAACAGAGGCATCCGAAAGGCTCTGGAAGCCAGAAACGACAGAACCAAAGGTTACTGTACCTGTACCTGTAGTGGTAAGGTTCATCTTAACTCTGTCAACGAATTTTACCATTGTCAGGTATCCTTAGATTAGGCTAGGCGCAAGATACTTGTAGAGGCTCCGGGGGCAGGGAACTGAATAGTGAAGTCACCAGCGGTAGCACTAACTGTTCCACCAAAGTCAAACACTGCTATGACATTAGCTGAACTATCAGCATTTGGGTTATAAAGAATACAACCATCAGCTTGAACTGTTACGTTAGTGAACACGGCATCATCAAAGTCCATAACGGCAGTTGTACCATCCATCTGAGGATAACCCGTAGCAATAGCTGCCTGTGCTCCCGTAGAGATGGTATCAAAAGTACTGGTGTAACCAGTTCCTGACGCTTGATCTGAGCCTAAGTCTGTGTAGGCTACTGTTGTAGCATCAAAAGTACCAGATGGGTTTTCTTTAATAAGGGCTACACGAAATGTATCGTTATCAAAGTCGTGATTACCTTTAAGCAACTCTAGTTTAAAAGCATTACTTAGTGCTGTTGTAATAGCCATTATGTATTTTCCTTGTTATCTTCTTCTGCCTCATCGGACAGGTCAGTTTCTGTTGCGACCTCTGTATCAGGGTCATAGTTCAGTTCAGCTATGTCCATAAGGTCTTGTATAACCTCTGGATGATCACTGACGTTAATGTCTGCACCGTTAAGGTTACGAAGGAATGCTGCAATCTCACGTAGATCATGCGGAGCAACATCACCAGCCTTGATACAGGGCATGAGGTCGTAGTTAAGTCCGTTAAGCT